AGGTCGGCGCCGAGGCGCTCGCCTGGCCGAAGCGTTGGGCCGCCGGCGTCGCCAAGGGAGACTTCGTCGACGCGAAGACCGGCGAGCCGCTCGCCACGTGGGACGCCTACATGACGGCCATCTTCGCGACCGGCAACAAGGACGCGAAGTTCGGGGAGTACGCCGCCGCCGACCTGGCGAACTTCCACAAGGCCGTCGATGCGCTGCTGTCGTGGTGTGCGCTCGAGCTCGGACTGCCGCTGCGGTTCCTCGGTCAAGAGTCGGTGAACCCCACCGCCGAGGGTGCGATCCGCGCCGACGAGGCGCGCCTCAACAAGAACGTGGAGCTGAAGAACGCGTTCGACGGCGACTCGTGGGCATGGACCATGGGCCTGTATGAGCGGTTCCGGCTCGGCAAGTTCGGCAAGTCGTCCGCGCGGATCAGGGCTCTCTGGTTCGACCCGGCCACTCCGACGATCTCGCAGCGCGCCGACGCGATGCTGAAGCTGTTCCAGGCCGGCATCCTGTCTCGTGAAGGTACGTGGGATGAGATGGGCTGGGATGAGGCCCGCAAGGACCGCGAGCGCGCCTACTTCGCGGCTGCGGCGGACGATCCGCTGCTGCAGATGGCGCGCGATCTGGCTGGGGCTGGGGTCACGGCTGGGGCTTCTAGTGGCACCGCTGCTCCGGGCAACTGAGACCCTTCACGCGGACGTCCAGCGTCGCTCTGTCGTGGCGATGCTGGTGGCTCGCCGTGAGTGGCTGAAGATCAACCCGAACGGCGACTGGTTCGCGCAGTGGTCGAAGATGACGCCCCGTCTCGCGGCGGTTGTGTATGCCGCGCAGTTCGGAGCGGCAACGGACGGCGCGGCAGCTGTCGCGACTGCTCTCGACGAGGCCGGACACCTTGAGCGGCAACTGGCGAAGGTCCATCCGGCAGCCTTTGCCGGATGGGTCAACCCGTCATGGGCACCTAACAAGATCGTCCCGCTCAGCGACTACTTGCTGACCCCGGTCAATACGGCACGGAACGCGATCGGCTCGCCGGTGGACATGCTGTCATCCGGCGGGAAGATGCTCGAGTCGCTGGTCCAGTACGCCGTGGCTGATTCTTCGGCCCATGCGCACGACGCGCAGGTGGCCCAGACGAGGAACGCCTACAGCGTGTTCGTCGAGCCGGGGTCGATGTGCAAGCGGTGCGCGGTCCTGGTCGGCAAGCGGTACAAGCCTGGGATGCACGTGAAGCGGCACCCACAGTGTGACGGAGTCATGGAGGCTCACTCGGATGCGGACCCGTTCAACCCGGAACCGCTCGACCCGGCCCGCGTCAAGGATCTGACGATCGCGCAGCGCGAGGAGATCGCCAACGGCGCCGACTTCAACAAGGTCATTAACGCCAAGCGCGTCCATTCCCGCCCTGCAGCGTCAGCCAAGGACGTTGCCGCAAACGTGGTTCGCAAAGCGACAGCGGCCGAGCCGAAACTCACGGCAATGGCCACCCGCTACGCGGATCAGTTCGGCGGAAAGATGGAAGGGCTGGACTTCCGGCTCAAGACCGCCGATTCTCTCACTCGCAAGATCGAAGGCGGCGTCAAGGCGGGCAAGGGCACGGCCACTCAGGTCGCCGCGGACATGTTCGACATCAACCGATACACGACGGTCTACTCCGAAGCGAGCTACGCCAAGAACGTCCAGGCCACCCTCGACGCGCTGCGAGCAGAGGGCCATACGCTCAACGTTAAGAACTACTGGAACGTGGCCCTGGACAAGAACCCTTACCAGGGCGTCAATGTGCAGATCACGACGACGTCCGCGGAGAAGTTCGAGCTCCAGTTCCACACCGCCACGTCCCTCGATGTCAAGGAGGGGCAGATGCACATCGTCTACGAGAAGTGGCGCGTCGAGACGGACGAAGTAAAGCGGGCCGAGTACACACAGCAGATGATCGATATTTCTGCCGCAATCCCCGTCCCGCCCACCGTCACCTCGGTCAGCTGAAAGCGGCGGGCGCGAACGCCCGAGCCTCCGCAACTGTGATCTCGTCAACGAAGTCGTCGTTACCGATCATCCATTCCCCGATCGCGCTAGTCGGACGCCATGCGCCACCGACGAACGCTTCGTCCGTCTGATTCGTGCGTCGCAGTAGTGCCGGTGGATGGTAGTCGGCTGCGGTGAAGTAACGGGTGATCATGGTTTCCTCCTGGTGGGTTCTTGTGCATGGTAACGGCCATCCGCATACGCGCGAAGGGCCACGCGGATCACGTCGGACAGTGTTCGATGCTCGGCTTCGGCTCGAGCCATCGCCGCCGCCCATGTCTCTGTATCGACTCGGACGGCGCGCTGTGGAAGCGCGCTCATGGTGCCACCGCGGCCTTCCGGGCCTCGACCTCGGCCGCCGTAACCAGCGCCGTGATCTCCGCGTAAGGATTGTTGTCGGTCCAGCTGTAGCCCGTCTCGCACGCGACCGTCTTGGCGTTGGCCCGGACCACACGACGCCATCCGCCGCGGATCTTGACCATGTCGCCCTTGCTCACGGTCTCCTTGCTGTAGTTCGTGGCCTGCCCGCTCTCGACCTGAGCAGCGCGCACGCCCTGCCAGTAGTCCAGTTGGTCGGTCTGCTCGGCCAGTTTCGCAGCCAGGCGCTCCAGCCGCATCCCAGACGCGGGTCGGTAGTCGGCAGACTCGCCACCAAACTTCGCGACTGCCGCGACCGCGTTAGCGTCGGTCTTGAACGTGAAGCCCAGACGGTTGTTCGTGCCGGCCAGGTGTCGGTTCGTGTCCCGGATCTCGGCTTCCAGGTTCTTGATCCTGTTGGCGACGGTCACCACCGAGTAACGCGCGCCGGTCGTGTGACTTGCCGTCTCAGCCTTCGCTGTCGCGTCCTGCTCGTCATGCCACAGGGCAACGGCCCGATCCTGAGCTCCATGCACCTTGTCCCGGTACGCGCGGTCACGGGCACCATGGACGGGCTGACCGAACGGGATCACAGATCCCAGGTCAGTCGCGCGCTGATACGCAGCGTCACTACGTGCGCCGAGTTTAGCCGCCTTCGTCTCCAGCGCTTCGACCCGATCCGCCTGACGTTCGACCTTGGCCGACTCGACCTCTGCCGTTGTCCGCGTCGCTGTGTCGATCTCCTGACCGACCTCGAAGCCAGCAGCGACAAGCGCCGCAGCGGTCCGCGCGATCAGGGACATCTTCGGGCCACAGTCGCGTGACCGGGGGACGTACCAGGTGCCCAGGTTGCGCGACCAGCGCCACCCGCAAGCCTTCAGGACCTCGGCTGATCCGTCGCCGCGGGCTGTGCCCTCGACCATCGTTCCGGCTTCATGAGTGTGGGTGATGGTCACCACGGGTGACTCTGGGGACTGGCTGTAGCCGCAGGCGCAGTGCGTCAGCGACTCGGACGCAGTTCGCGCACCGGGGGTCGCGTAGTCGGTGTATCCGACGCCCATCGGTGAAGGCTTGCTGCACTTCTTGCACACGTAACCGCACTCGACGGTGGTCATGTCGTGACTCCCTCTTACTGTCAACCGAACCCCTCGGCCTGACACTTAAAGACTACTCCCGTGTCTATACGTTGTCAATACATTAGGCACACTCACCCCCCACAACTTCCCGCACGCGAGGTGCGGAAAGATCCACAAGGAGATCCAATGTCCGACGGCGCGACGCCCAAGACGAAGACGGCCGAGTTCGACTACTCGATCCTCGACCCGTACTACCCCGCTTCGATCCAGGCCCTCATCGACTTCCACCGGATGACTTTCGGCGGGGCGACGATGGAGGCCGACGCGGCCGGGACCCAGGAAGAGGCGCCGGATCCCGGCGCCGATCCCAAGGGAACCGAAACCGAGGACGAGCTGCTTGGTGAGGGCGGCAAGAAGGCTCTGGCTGCCGAGCGGAAAGCGCGTCAGGCGCTGGAGGCCCAGGTCAAGGAGCTAGCTCCGATGAAGGACACCCTGGCACGGCTCACCGCTGCGCTCGGGGCCGACCACAAGGGCGCGACGCCCGAGGCTGCCATCGCGGACATCACCAGCCGGTTCGACAAGCTCCAGGACGACCTGGGGGTCGAACGGCTGGCGCGGCTGCACGGCATCACCGACGAGAAGGACATCGTCCTCCTCAGATCCACCAGTGCGGACGCGAGGTCCGATCTGGCGGCCCGGCTCAAGCCGGTCACCAATCCCCCGAACCCGAAGCCCGACAAGTCCGCAGCACGCGGCGCGTCAGGCGAAGGAAAAGCGACTTCGGTCGCCACGGGTCGTGACCTCTACGCAGAGCGTCACGGGAAGAAGACCACGTAACTCCGACCAAGAAAGGTTTCCATCATGCCTCGACTCACGACTGAGTCCTGGGGTAGCGGGAACACGACATGGCTCGGGTCCTCACACGGCATCGAGAATGCCCGGACCGCGACCATGGACGTGTCGACGTTCACCCTGGCAACGCACTACCCGAACGGGTACTTCCCGTCCGGCCTCCCCGTCAACGCCACCGTCGAGGGCGCTATCACGCCTTGGACCGGAGCGACCGGCCAGAACCTCGGCTTCGTCCTCTTCGACACCCCCGTCGTCACCGTCATTGGGGTTATCCCCGACAATGTCCCCGCCGCGATCCTGCGGCACGGGATCATCATCACCAGCAAGCTCCCGCTGACCCTCACCGTCGGCACTGGCACCACTGCCGGCTTCACCTTCGCGACGGGATCCTGACATGGCTGTTCTGTGGAGTGATGTCATCGACCCCGCCGAGCTGACCGGATACGTCCGGGCAGGTCTCGCGGACTACGAGGCCAAGAAGGGCACCCTTGCCCGATGGCTCCCGAACCGTGAGGTCGCCGACACGACCGTCCGGTTCCGTAAGGGGCAGAACGGTTTCGTCGCTGAGGCTTCGTACCGTGCGTACGACGCTGAGCCGGAGATGGGCGAGGCCCCGACCGGTCAGCGGGTCACGCTCGAGCTGCCCGCGGTCTCGCAGGAGATCCCGATCTCGGAGTACCAGCAGCTGCGGGCGCGGAACTCGAACGACGAGACGATCAAGGACGCGATCCTGCGTACCTCGGACCAGATCGTCCGTTCGATCGCCGACCGTGTGGAGCGGACCCGTGGGGGTGTGCTCACCACGGGCAAGGCGACGATCAGCCAGGCGAACTTCGTCTCTGACGACGACTTCGGTCGCGCCGCGGGTCTGACGGTGACGGCTGGCACGCTCTGGTCTGTCGTGGGTGCGGATGGCCTCGGCTACCTGCAGACGCTGGCGGACCTGTACGCCGACACGAACGGCGAGGCGCCTGGCGCGATCGTCACGTCGACCCGAGTCATGCGGGCACTCGCCAGCCTGACGAATATGGCGACTCTGCTCGCCAACGGGTCGTCCCGTCCCGCCACGATCACCGACGTGCGCGCCGCGATCGCCGGCGTCGGACTGCCGGAGGTCTACATCTACGACCGGCGCACCAAGTCGGGTCGGATCATCCCGGACACGAAGCTCCTCATGCTGCCGGCGCCGGTCGATCCTGCCGACGGTGAGGGGTCCGAGCTCGGCGCCACGTTCTGGGGTCAGACCCTGACCGCGGACTCGCCCGAGTTCCAGGATGCGGGCCTCGACGAGCTTCCGGGCATCGTCGCCGGCGTGTGGCGGAACACGAAGCCGCCGCTGATCGCGACGGTGGTCGGCGACTCGATCAATCTGCCGGTCCTCGCCAACGCGAACCTGAGCCTCGCCGCGACGGTTCTGGCCTGATGGCGCGCCTCACCGCAAACGTCGTCCTTCGGGGCGAGAACGGTGAGGTCGTCACGCTGCTGTCGGGGACGGAGGCGCCTGAGTGGGCGCTTCCGTTCCTCGGCGGCCACGTTCTCGACGACGAGTCCGAGCAGGCTCCCCGCCTGGCGACTCGACCGACGAAGACACCGACGAGACCGACGACGAGTCCGAGCAGGCCCCCGCGCCTGCGAAGCCTCGCCGCCGCTGACGAGAGGGGCGAGCGGTGAGCAGCATCACCGACGACGTGGGCGTCCTGCTGGGCCGCTCACCCCTGCCCGTCACCGACCAGATCCTGGCCGACCTTCTGGGCGGCTGGACCCAGAGCCGGATCGACGCGTACGCCGCGTTCTGTTTCGTGACACTCGACCTTCTTGTGCGGGATCGGGTCATCACGAAGGCGGTCGCCCGCTACATGAGCCGGCCGAGGGATGGGGTCACGCAGGAGTCCGTACAGGTCGACGACGGCCAGGTCCAGCGCAGCTACGCGAAGCCCAGCGGAGAACTCGGCGAGGTGGAGATCCTCGACGAGTGGTGGACCGAACTCGGCCTCCCATTACCAGCCGCCGAGGCGGAGTCCTTCTCGATCCGCCCGCACTACCATCGGCCTTACCGGCACCGGTCCCCGTGGGGTCGTGACTCCGAAAATGATCGGTGACGCCATCGCGTCGGCGCTGCCCATGCTGCGCGCCGCGGCTGAGTCTCTGATGACGTCAACGGTGAGTGTGGGCTGGCCGGTCACCGTCACCGCCGACCCGGATACGGGCGCCGACGTGGTCACAGCCGTCCCCTTGTATGAGGGGATCGCCCGGGTCAAGGGCGCCACCCAAGCATCTCAGGCCGTATCCGCCTCGGTGTTGTCCGAACCGATCCACTTCCCGGCCATGGCCCCCCCGATCCCGATCGGGGCACGGATCACAGTCCTCGAATCGGTGACCCAGCCGAACCTCGTCGGCAACGTGTACCGGGCTATACGGTCGCACCTGGCCGAGTGGCAGACCGCGCAACGGGTGGAGGTCGAGTCGTGGCAGTAGACGACTTTTCCCAGCTCGACGCCTTCGCGGATGTGCTCGCGCGGGCCGTCCCCGCGATCCAGCCCAAGGTGAAGGCCGTCGTATCCAAGGGCGCGCTGAACATCAAGAACCAGCTCCGCGACGAGGCTGAGAAGTCCCCCCACTTCAAGGGCATCGCCTGGACGATCAGCTACGACATCACCGACGACGTCGACGGGATCGGGGCTGAGATCGGCCCCGAGAAGAAGGCCGCGGGCAACCTCGGCAACATCGCATACTTCGGCGGCGTCCATGGCGGCGGCGCGACACTGCCCGACCCCCAGGCCGCGCTCGAGGTCGAGGCCGATCGGTTCATTGCCGCGCTCGAACTGGTGGTGGACCTGTGAAGACAACACTCACCGCGATCGCCGCCCTGATCCCGTACACCGTTCACTACTGGGCCGCGGCGGACCCAGGCGCAGGCCAGTACGTCGTCCTCTGGACGCCCCCGCATTCGCATGACGAGGACGAGGCACTGATCCGCGGATCCGCATTCAGCGCCTCGCTTCGGCTGACTGCGGTCGCCGGAACCCTCGACGGGGTCCAGATCATGCTCGACAAGATCCTGGGCCTGCTCGACACCCACACAGCCTCGGTGACAGGTCGGCATGTCCTGCTCACCTGGGACCGGTCGGAGACGATCGACCTCGACCGGACCGTGACCATTCCCACCACCGACCGTCACCCCGCGTTCGGGGTCGACACGTACACGATCCACAGCCAGCCCATCTAGCCGCCCGCACGCGGTAAACCATCAAAGGAGAACACCATGGCCGTACGCATGCTTGCGGACGACAAGATCAAGTTCACGATCCTCACCGAAGCACCAATCGATCCGTCCGCACCGACCGCCGTCGAGCTAAATGCGGGGATCGACGCCTCGCTGAAGATCAGCAAGGACGGCTTCAAGTGGTCCGCGGCCGACTCGGACAAGATCTCTGAGCCTGCGCTCGGGTCCGCCACGAACGCGACAGTTCCCGGCATGGGGAACTATGACCTCGGCTTCACCGTGTGGCGCCAGTTCGCTGTCATCGGCGGCTTCGACGCGACGGCCGACGACGTGTTCGATGCCGTGAAGGTGAAGAACTCGTCCCTGTGGTGCTATGCGCGCAAGACCGACAAGCTCGCCACGGCCGACTGGGAAGCCGACGACGAGATCATGCTCGGCGCGGCCGTCGTCACCGACACCCCGAAGACGTCCAACGTCACCGGCTACATCCGGTACGAGATCACGGTCATGTGCCAGACGGGGTACCCGTTCATCACGGTCGCCAGCGGCATCTGAGCGCCGATCGTCACCGCCGCGACTGACTCCGGGCGGGTGTGTTTCCACGGGCGCACCCGCCCGGCCCCCATCCTCACCGTGGAATCGTGGAAGGAAATCCCGTGGACAACGCAGACGAGCCGCTCGGCGGCATCGACACCAGCATCACCCCCACCGTCGAGGACTTTGACCTCGACGCGTGGCTCAACGGCGCACGACCCGTGCGTCGCAGCATCACCCTCTACGCCCGCGGTGACCTGATCGGCCGCCTCGAGGAGCTCGTGGGTCTGATCGAGCAGTGCGACGACGACGAGCAGCGCCAGGTATTCGAGGACGAGGCCGAGAAGGTTCAGCGCGAGTTCCTCGCGTCCGGCCAGGTCTTCACCGTCGAGGGACGCTCATCGGAGTGGGTCAAGGCGTACCGGGAGGGCTGCGCGAAGCAGCTGGGCCTCAAGCTCGGCGTCAAGACTGGCACTGTGAAGGACGAGAGGCAGTACGCACTGCGGATGCTCGCCGAGCAGGTCGTGGTCCCGTCCGGCATGACGTACGAGAAGCTCGAGCGGCTCTCCGAGATCGCCGAACCCGAGGTCATGAAGCTCGTCACGGCGCAGGTGGCTGCGAACACGCAGGCCGCGGCGTCCGTGGGCGTGGCGTCGCGGGATTTCTCGCAAGGGCACTCAGAAGCTACCCCGCGCTGAGACAAGCCCTCAAGGTGGCCCGCGACTACCGGGTGCCACCGACGAAGCTGCTCGGACTCTCCTATGGGCAGTGGGGCGAGACAGACCAGTTGTTGACGCTCGCCTATGAGCAGTGCGAATCCTCCCGGTGCGGCTGTGGCTGCGGGCAGTGGACCGATGAGGCCCACGACCCGGAAACCTCCGGCTGGTGGGAAGTCGACACAACGGTCTGTTTCGCCGGGGTCGCGCTCGCTGAGTGGCGGGACCAGAACAAGGACGCAGGAGCCGGAACCCTGATCGGGGTTCGGCTGAGCGACGACTACCACCCCTAGGAGGACGCGATGGCCGCTGACCGTAGCATCGTCGTCCGACTCAAGGCCGTCATCAGCGAGTACAAGCAGGGCATGGCCGAAGCTGCGGCGTCGTCCCGGCAGGTCGGCGATACTGCCACGAAGGCATCCCAGGACTCGGCGAAGGGCTTCGGGTCGGCCGCCTCTTCCGTCGGTGGCCTGAGCAACGCCCTCAAGGGCGCCATGGTCACGATGGCTGCCGCTGGGATCGGCGCGTTCGTCGCACATGCCGTGCAGTCGTTCGCGCAGCTCGAGGATGCGTCTGCTGCTGCGGCGGTTGTGTTCGGCGGCGGCATGCAGCAGATCGTCGCCCAGTCGAACGGTGCCGCCGCGGCCCTCGGCATGGCTAAGTCGCAGGTCATCGACGCGGCGATTCAGTTCGGCGCGTTCGGCAAGAGCGCAGGGCTCGCGGGTACGGAACTGGCGACGTTCTCGACGGACATGACCCAGCTCGCCGGCGACATGGCCTCGTTCCGGGGCACCACTCCGGAGCAGGCGATCCAGGCCATTGGTGCCGCCTTGCGTGGCGAGACTGAGCCGATCCGTCAGTATGGCGTCCTGATCGACGACGCGAGCACCAAGCAGCAGGCCCTCAAGATGGGCCTCATCTCGACCACCAGCGACGCCCTCACCCCCCAGAACCGCGTCCTCGCCGTCCAGCAGCTCATCCTCAAGCAGACCAGCGACGCGCAAGGCGACTTTGCCCGGACCGCCGACTCGACAGCGAACGTTCAGAAGCGGCTCACGGCCGAGTGGGAGAACGCCCAGGCGACGCTTGGCGGGAAGCTGGCCCCCTACATCAAGGGCGCCGAGCAGGGGCTTCTGGGGCTCCTGAGCGGCTTCGAGCGCAACTCCGCCGTCCTGACCCCGTTGATCCAGTTGGTCGGCGGTCTCGCGCTCGGGATCGGCGGCCTCGTGGTCGCGTTGAAGGTGGCCGACGTGGTGAGCGCGTTCTCTGGCGGCATGCAGGCCATGCAGTCCAGTGTCGCCGCATTCGCCCTCACGTTGCAGACGCAGGGCGGGGTTGCGACCTCGGGCATGATGCGGCTCGGCAACGTGGTCTCTGGCCTTGGCCGGGCGATCCCGTACATCGGCGTGGCGGCAGTGGCCGCGGGTGCCGCGTTCCTGTACTTCGGTGCGAAGGCTGAGGAGTCGCGGCAGCGTGTCTCTGACCTGACCTCGGCGCTCATCTCCGACAACGGCGTCATCGGCACGAACACGCGGGCGTATATGGCGAACGCACTCGTGAAGCAGGGCCTGATCCAGGACCTGAACAAGGCCGGTATCGACATCGGCCTGTTCACAGATGCGATGCTCGGCGTTCCCGGCGCGGCCGAGAAAGTCAGCGCGCAGCTCAACTCGAACTTCGGGCCGGCTATCGCCAGCAACGCGTCCCAGATGACAGAGGCGCAGCAAAGGGCGATCAAGCTCAACGAGGCCCTGAACGGCACCAACAGCGCACTGTCGACCGCAGCCGAGAACGCGCAGGGTGTTGCCGCTGCGACGACGACAGCCACGACGGCGACAGCAGCACAGGCTACGACTGCTGAGGACGCGGCGAAAGCGATCCAGGCGCAGGCGGGCGCGGCGAAGAGCGCTGCCGACGCGATCAATGCTGAGACCGCCGCCCTGTGGGGCCAGATCGACGCGAACCTTGCCGCGTCCGGCTCGACCCGTGGCGTGTACGCAGCCTTTGACGCCGCTACCGCATCAGTGAAGGAGAATGGCAAGACCCTCAATGACCACACGGAGAAGGGCCGCGCCAACGCGGATGCCCTTGAGAAGATCGTGGCGGCCACTGAGACGGCGATCCAGGCGAACGCCAAGAATGGCGCTGGCCTGACCGACCTGACGGGGATCCTGACCCAGGGCCACGACAAGTTCGTCGAAGTCGCCACGTCCATCCTCGGCAACAAGCAAGCGGCTGAAGACCTCTGGAACACCTACAAGCTCAACCCTGGCGTCGTCGCAACCCTGGTGCAGCAGCAGGGCGCACAGGCGGCGCAGCTCGAGGTCGCGGCCTTCCTTGCCCTGCTCGCGACGACGCCGCCGGAGAAGCGCGCCGACGTGGTCAGCACGTTCCAGGCGACCGGCACGGAGGCGGCGAAGGCTGCCCTTGCCGCCATCAACGACAAGACGGTCACGATCACCTTGCAGGCCGCGTACAGCGCGGTAGCCGCGACCGCGCTGAACACAGCTCGGGCGCTTATGAATGCCGGCCGTCTGAATGCCAACGGGTCCATCACGCACTACTACGGCGGCGGTGGCTTCGAGAACCACATTGCCCAGATCGCACCCAAGGGCATCACGCGCGTCTGGAATGAGCCAGAGACCGAGGGCGAGTCGTACATTCCGCTCGCCCTCAGTAAGCGTGGCCGGTCCGTCGCGATCTGGAAGCAGACGGGTCACGAGCTCGGCGTCTTTGCCGACGGTGGCGTATTGAGCGGTGGGCAGATGACGCCGGCCATCCAGCCAAACGTCGCCGTCGACGTGTACGTGAAGGCCACCCCTGACGGCCCGTACGTTCGGGCGATCGCCGAGGACGTCTTCCACCGCGAAACCAACGAAGTGTTGTGGGGGGGCTGATGGCAACCATCACGGGTACGCCCGAGACCACGCCTCTTCCGCGCGTCGGTGTCTCGCTCGCTGCCTGGACCGATGGTCCGGTGACCGTCACCCGCGTCCATGCGGACGGCAACAGGGTCGCAGTCCGAAGCATTCCGGATGCGTCCGGCGGGGTGAGCTTCGGCTACGACGACGAGACTCCGCTCGGCGAGGACTTCTACTACGAGGCGTATTCGGGCGCCTCGCTGATCACGTCCGCCGCTGTGACCGTGGCCCGGACTGACACCTGGTTCTCGTCGCCCGGCGTGCCGCAGATGGCCTACCAGGTCGACATGGTCGCCGTCCCGGCCGCGAAGAGGAGCCGCCCGGCAGCCATCCTCGACGGGCCGTTCCGGTCGATGCCAGCCGTCGAGTACGGTGAGCGCAGCAGCGCCAGGTTCCCGCTCCAGCTGCGGGCCGACTCTGTCGCGGAGCGTGTCGCCGTCGACCAGGTACTGCAACAGTCCGGTGTCGTCCTGATCCGGATCCCGCTCACCGAATGGGCCGCGACGTACGCGATGGTGACCGACGACGAGCGCAGCCCCAGGGTGTCGTTCCGTCGGCAGGGAACGGCCACAGACACGATCGCCGACCACCGTACGTTCACCCTCACGTGCGTCGAGACCACGTCGCCAGTGGGCGGCTCCTACGGCGATCCGACGGCGTCGTACCAGGCGCTCCTCGACAGCGGCAAGACGTACCAGACCCTGCTCGACTGGAAGGGTACGGGCGCGACCGTCTACCTCGATCTGCTCCGCGGCGGGTTCTGATGTACCCGGTTTCCGCCGACTGGGATGACGCGATTCGTGGCGCCCGTCAGAAGCTGGCGAGGGTCGAGGTTCGGCGCGCTGGCTCGGCGACGGTGACCCTGGTCGCGAAGGATGGCACGGTCCGTGTCGACGAGTCCTCCGCGGTCCGGCGTGCCCTCACACTGACCCTCGCCGACCTGTATCTGCCGGACGGCTCGAGCCTGACGCCCCGTACCGCGACGGACCTGCTGGCTCCGTTCGGCACCGAAATCTGGGTGTGGTCGGGGCATCGGTACACGCAAGGCTGGGAAGAGTTGGTGCCGGTGGGTGTGTTCAGCCCGACCGTCGTCGATCGTTCCTCGTGGCTGTCTCCGCTACAGATCACCGCGCCCGATCGGTCCCGCGCAGTCACGGCGGCGA